TGTTTATATTGTTGTCAATGACAGAAAGCATGAGTTACGAAGATATAAAAGTAAGTAAACCTACGGTGTATGTTATTCAGGAATTACCAGGCACAAGAGCCGGTGCTCCTAAAATAAATATTATGAGTGCTTCCAAGTTTGGAAATTTTAAGTTTCTATTACCGGAATTTTCTCAAATGATATTTTCTCCAGGTCCTTTGGTTTTTAAATTAAAGAGTCTATTGAAAAATTACACACCAAAAGATTTCTTGCTATTGACAGGAGATCCCGCAATAATTGGAGTATCTTGTTCTATCGTTGCTGAAATGACAAATGGTAGATATAAACTACTAAAGTGGGACAAACAAGATAGGATATATTATCCTGTTGAAATAGATCTACACGAGAAAGGAGATATAAATGAGTAATATAAATTTCGAACAAGACGCGCGAGGAAATTTAGATTCAGTTAATGAAGGTAAAAAATTATCTGATCAAGTTGTAAAGCTGCAAGAACTAGAGGATCTAGTAGTTTTAAAAGAAGAAGAGTTGAAAGAAATAAAGAGAAAATCAGAACTGTTATCAGCGGAAGTAATTCCAACAATGATGCAGGAGATGAATATCTCTACATTAAAATTATCGGATGGTACTTCAGTTGAAGTTAAACCCATCTATGGAGCGTCTATCCCAGTTGACAAGCGGGAAGGTGCTTACACATGGCTTCGTGAGAATGGACTAGGTGATCTTATTAAAAATGAGATAACCGTTGCTTTTGGCCGTTCCGAAGATAACAAGGCACAGCAATATGCTGTCCTTGCGCAAGGTCAAGGTTATCAACCTGTCCAGAAACTAAAGGTTGAACCGATGACACTTAAAGCATTGGTTAGAGAGCGTATCGAAAATGGACTTGATATGCCCTCTGATCTTTTTAACCTGTTCACAAGCAACAGAACAAAAATAACAAGGAACAAATAAACATGAACCAAGTAGAAAAAAAAGAAAAAGCCGGCCTTCCAGCATCAGTTATGTTTGAAGAAGACGCAGGAAAAGGAATAGGTAAAGTAGGTCAAGAGGACTTAGCATTGCCTTTTCTTAAAGTACTCGTACAATTATCTCCTCAAGTAAATAAGAGAGATGGTAAATATGTAGAGGGAGCAGAACCTGGAATGATTTTCAATTCAGTGACTGGAGAATTATATAATGGCGTAAAAGGAATAGATGTTATTCCTGCTTTATATAAACTCGAGTATGTTGAATGGAAAGATAGAGGAGAAGGACCTGGAGCACCAGTAATGATACACCACGCTTCATCTGATATAATGTCATCAACAAAACCGGATGCTAATTATAGAGATAGATTACCTAATGGTAATTATATTGAAAAAACTGCATCTCACTTTGTAATTATAACTGGGGACACTCCGTCAACAGCTTTGATTTCCATGACTCGTACTCAATTAAAAATTAGTAGAAAATGGAACTCAATGATAAGTGGTATCAAACTGAAAGGTAAAAACGGTTTATATACTCCGTCATCTTACAGCCACATTTACAAACTAAAAACTGTACCAATGTCTAATGATAAAGGGACTTGGTTTGGTTGGGAAGTTAGTAAAATAGGACCAGTCACTAATGGTAGCGACTATAACCAAGCTAAAGAATTTTCAGCAAACATTGATAAGGGTGCTGTAAAGGTTAAGCATGGTGAAGATAAACCAAAAGAAGACTCAAGTATTATATAATCCCTTCGGGGGTGTGCGCACAATGTGGGCCGGACGGGAGACTAGAAGGCCCACTTAGAAAGAATAAATATGATTGAAAGATATATAAAAATTTTTGACGGCTATAGATCTGCGTATGGTATTGCTAATATTAAGAATGCCTATCGTGATCCTAATAGTGGAAAATTAAAACTTAAACCAGGCGATTATCGCTGGAATTATGAAGAGCTTACCGATCAAATTTATAAAGATCATTTAAGCGGAACCAAATCAATTGGAATCCAACCCACTAATGAAAATGGTGAGGCTAAATTTGGTGTTATCGATATTGATCCTAAAAAATATGATGGGTTCAGTAAACAACTTTATTTAGAAACCATACAACAGTATGACTTACCTTTAATACCTATTGAGTCTAAGAGTGGTGGACTTCATTTATATCTATTCATGACGGAGTTTGTATCATCAACTCTTATTGTATCTTTTTTAAGTAATCTATTACCTATATTTAATTTAAAACCTGATTGTGAAATATTTCCAAAGCAGACACAACTAACAAAGGACCCGGAAACAGGGATCTTGAAACCGGGGCAATTTATAAATCTACCTTATTTTGAAAGTGTAAATCGTA